TGATGATAAAAAGCTGGGAAGCTCGTGAAATGTATACGCCCGAGAACCTTGATGACACCGCAAAAGGCATTGATCGTCAAATGCATGAAGATGGTTCTAAACGTAGCAAACACGAACGTCCCCATAAATACTAAAGCGTCGACAACTTGTCGACAGTTTGTCGGCAGCTTGTTTTTATAAGGAGTGACTATGCCAGCAATGCCACGGTTTAGTAAGAAAGGAGCTAAAATTGCGTTCAAACTTTTGGGAACACCCGAAAATCTACTCTATAAGCCTAAGGGCAAAAAGAAAGAGATTGATAAGCAGTTATTGTTCCAAGAAACCACTCGCATAAGGTAAAGGACAATTATGGATAATTTTAGCGTAAAGTTTGCTTCGGGAACATTCTACGACAATATTACGCCTCGTAGGCGGCAGGAAGTAGCAGACTCTCGTATGATCCAAGAGGATCAACAGGCGATGTCTAACTTGCCCACTAAAGGGTTCCAGCGAATGTTTGATCCAGGAAGTTTTGATAGGCCACCATTTGGTGATGACGAGGTAGGACCTTCTCCCCGTCGCACTGCAAGAAAGGGATAATTATGAAAGCAATGTGTCACAAGTGCAAAAAAGCACCATGCAAGTGCAAAAGTAAGTAGTTATTAGCGATAGGTGGCGTTTGTGAAAATAGCGCCACTTCTTATGTGCGTACCTTGTATTTCGACCATAAGTTACACAAATCTGGGTGGATTTTTAACCAAAAAGGAGATAATTATGCCAAAACTTAAGCCTACAGCCCCTAAAAAGGCAAAAAAGAAACGCGTTAAAGAAGAAATGCACAAGTTTAAAGAAGGAAAACTACACTCTGGTTCTAAAAAGGGGCCTGTTGTAGAAAACCCTAAGCAAGCAATTGCAATTGCTCTTTCTGAAAGCGGACAGTCTAAGAAGAAAAAGAAAAAGCATAAGAAGAATAAATAGAAAAGGACGGCGCATTAGGATCGCTATCCTTTTCTAAAAAAGTAATAGAAGTTCTTTTAAGGGAACGTCATGTAAGATTATCACAAAAGAGGCAGAATACAATGAAAAAAAAACAGACGGTTGGATCCGTTGCGCTTGATTTGATGCAAAAGACTCCTGAATCTCGTAGTCCAATCGAGATAGAACGAGAAATGCAAAAAGAGTATCTCAAAGAGCTCATAGAGTGTGTTAATATTCACAAACCATTACTTATAGGCAATTTCTTTTTAGTAGTTATCACTAAGAATGAGAAGCTTATGCCCAATGTGTTTAGAAACTACTTCTCCGCACGGCAATCGTGTCCCACTCCAGACTATGATCAATCAGTGTTTATGTATCATCGAGCTAATGATGCTATTGAATATCTATGGACTGTTCCTACAAGGGAAGTTTGTCATCACTTAAAAGATAATGCTATCCACGTAGCGCCTGAAGAGCGGCAACTGCTTACATTTATTCTTGAATTTGCAGATGGGACGCTCTATAAACTGTGCAAAAAGCTTAATAATGAAGAAGAAAAATCACCTTTGATCGTGAAAGGATAGTAGTATGAACGATATTAACTCATTACCACCAGTACCAACACACGTTATAGACGCAATGCAACGTGAAGCTGATAAGAAATTTGGTAAAGTTCCCGGCCTTGATGAGCAACCAGTAGTACAACCTAAACTTAATCCTATGTTGCAGCAGCATGAAGAGCCAGTATTTCAGGAAGTACAAGAAACTGTGGATCAAGAACCCACAAATTACCCTGAAAATCCGGAGCCCCAGTCCGAAATATCAGGTGAAGATGAAGAAGTTGATTTAAGAGAGGTAAAAAAGAGAGTAGTTGAAGCCGAGCAAGTTACTAATTTTAGAGCTATGAAAAGAAAAGCTGAAGCTGCAGAGCGTGAGCGCGATGAAGCCCTTAAGCTTCTTAAAAAATTAGCTGCTCAACAAGAAGCTTTAAAACCAGAGCCCCAGGAGCCTGAAGAAGTTGATACTTTTGGTATGAATCCCGATGATCTTGTTGAAGGAAAACATCTGAGTAAAGTAGCTCGTGAGATAAAAGCGCTTAAGCAACAACTTGATGCTGCTCAAAATCAAAACTATATGAGCACCACCGAAGCACGCCTCAAGGCGCAGTTTCCTGACCTCGATAAGGTACTTACACCAGACAACATAGAAACGTTTAAATACGCCTATCCTGAGCTTGCTTCTACGATAGATTCAACCAAAGATATCTATACGAAGGCAGTTTCCGCCTATACAATGATCAAGAAGTTCGGCGTCTATCAAGAACCCGGATTCAATGCTGAAAAAGAGATTGCCAAGAAGAATGCAGCTAAACCGCGTCCTTTGGCAAGTGTTGCTCCACAGCAGGGTGATAGTCCAATGTCACGAGCTAATGCTTTTGCGAATGGGTTAACCAAGGAACTTCAAGAGCAGATGTGGAAAGAGATGAGTCAGGCAAGGAAGGATTATTGATGAGAAAAAAATCTTTATATTGTACTCACATGAGTAATATGCCATCAGGCGTTCAAATAAAAATGTTTGTTATTTCTGATTCTGATGGGCAACGTTATATAATTTGTGATGATTGCAATAATGATTATGTTATCGGCAAAGAAGAGTCTTTTCCTAAGAATGGAATAGAATTGACTAATATTGATCCATCAGAAAGACAATAGATTTACCCGTCCGTGTCGTCTAAATGGTTAGGACCTCAGGTTTTCAACCTGAAAATGATGAGTTCGATTCTCTCCACGGATGCCATTTACTTGCATTCAATTTCGCACTCGTCCTATACTATCCTTAGCGTCTAAGAAGGATCGCTCCCTTCAGAGCGTCAATAGAGCCATCGCTCAGCTCACAGGCGTCAGTACGCAAGAATCGACCTACTTGCAAACCCGCGTATCAACCCTTGTTCAAGGGAATACTATGTCAATTACTACTACGAGTTCATTACCTGCTCCGGTGCAGCAGAGTTTTAGTTATAAACTCTTATCTGTTCCGGTTCCAAATATGATCCACAAAATACCTGCGATGCGTAAGAATATGCCCCGTAATGGTGGTACAACACTGCGTATGCGTCGTTATAACCCTCTTAACACTGCGATGGTTCCACTAGGAAATTCTGGTGTTACGCCACCACCACAGAATCTTACTGCAGTTGATATCGATGCTAAGATCAGTTTTTACGGTAAAGCGTAGGTGCCGTATGTCTGGTTCTGGAACTTTGACCTATGTGCAACTTAATGAACAAGTTACACTCCAGAATCAGGATCCCGTAAAGTTTAATGCGGGATTAAAACCTTCTCTAATTGACTTGGAAGCCTACGGCGAAAGCTATGGTAACAAGGGCGAAGGATTTTTAAGAGGATGATCATGGAAACGCGAATTAAGATTTCTCAACTCACTCAACAGCATCAGGCGCTGCTCAGTAATTTCGGGCGGAAGTCTCTTGCTGCCAATATTCTTGGAAGTGAGTCTGTAGCGAATCATAACATCGCACTGTTTCTTTTTGATAATCAAATATGGTTTAACTATCGGCAACAAATAATCCAACATGGGACCAGTTGCTTGCCAGTTATAAACAGGTCGAGTGAATTTCTTTTTGCTCGTCCATCTATAGCGCGAGTCTTTGGATCCGCCAAAAGTATTCTCAAGCCATACTACGAGCTCTTCATCGCAGCTTGTAATCTTGAGCATAGAATGCCATTGATAGCCGTTACCATATTTTCCTTGTTTTGTATGGCCAATATATATACATCCCTCACCGTCTATAAGGCCAGCGAGATAAGCGATTTCTGCAATAGAATGATTAGTCTTAAAGTTAACAATTTTACCCATATGAATCCTTTCATTAACTATTATACTGTAATTAATGAAAAAGTCCACGCTGAACGACTAAACGAGAAGGCCACGAAAGTGGATGCGATAGTCTGAACTCTATTCGAAAGATAGAGAGGCGAATCCGAAGAGGTTTGCCCGCCTAGCAATAGGTCATAAAAGTAACAGAACTGATTAAACGAATGCGCAGCACGTCTTGGTGTATCTTTACGACAAACTGAAGATCAGTTAACCCGTGATATGTTGGCGTCTACCGCGTCATTCATTAACTGTACTGGCGGTGTGAATGGTGATAACCCTACCGAAATTACTCGTTCTGATGTGGACACAGTTGTTCGTGCATTACTTAATAATAATGCATACACAATTATGGATAACATCGAAGGGGCAGATAAATTTGGTACAGCTCCTGTACGTAATGCTTATTTCGCTCTCTGCTCTACGCAGTTAACGGGTAACTTAGACGCAGTTTCTGGCTTTATACAAGTAAACCAGTATCCAGCGCCTATGAACGCATTACAGTCAGAATGGGGTGCAATAGGTAACCTTCGGTTCCTTATTTCATCTATCGGTTCTTCTGTAGCAAACGCATCTGCTAACGGTAACACCGTATATAACATCTTCTGTGTTGGTATGGAAGCATATGCATGTATCGAACAAGATGGTTATTCTGCAGCCTTCATTTATAGACCGCCTATCTATGATGGTCCATTAGCGTTGAATGCTTCTGTTGGGTACAAATTCGCAGAGGTTCCACGTATTACGAACGATCTTTGGGTACTCAACTTACGTGCGACACTCGCTTAAGGAGAAATCATGGACGGAACTATATTAGGTCAAGGTACCTTTGTAGCAAATTCTACAGGTATTACTAACCCCAATGCGGGTAATGCTTCTATTGGTCAAGCGAATGCGACGATTATCCAGATTCCTTCAAGCGCTGATTGGATGATAGTAAGAAACTTCACTCAATACGGTACTGTGGGAACAACAGGCGCTTACTTTAATGGAACAGCCAATGCTTCTAATGGTCAAGAATTCTATTGGCAACGTGGTATGGCTGCCGGCGCTGCAATTGTTACCTATAAAGGAGCTGCTTCAGGAGTTCTTTCGGGCGATACTATTGCTTCCGGTGGGTTCACTCTTTATGATCCATCAGGAGTATCAACAGGCGCTCAACCACTTCTTGGACCTGCTGTTGCAACGACTGCAACGACTAATGCAACACGACCAGTAGTATCAACTGTTTCAACTGCAGGAATATCTGTGGGGACCGTGGTTCGTTTAAGTAATACTGCACAAAGTGACATCAATGGTATCGACTTTGTTGTTGGTGCGGTAACTCTTAATACAAGCTTTACTTTAACGGGTAATGCAGGATCAGCTCTCGCTACAGCTCCTGGAGCTATCGGTGGTGCTGGATTCTATAGAATTGTATATAACGGTAACAGCGCTCTCTTCTATCCAAGAAGAAGGGTTATTACCAATATTACTCAAGCGGCTAATGCCGTTGTTTCTACTTCTGTGGCACATGGGTTAACTCCAGGACAAGAAGTTAGATTTAGTATTCCTGATGTTTCTGGAATGACTCAGTTAAATCCACAGATATTGAATAGTTATTTCCCTGCTAATAGCTCAGTAGGCGCTATTGTATTGACGGTGATAGATGACTATAGCTTTACTATCAATATTAATACCACAGCATACACTGCGTTCACGTATCCAACTATTGCTCAACAACCAAGTTCATTCCCTCTCGTGATTCCTTTTGGTGAAGATACTGCGACATCACTTTCAGTCCTTGGAGCGCAAGTTCCTACTATTAATGGTCAGCAGATCTTTAATACCAATACCGGACTTCTTGCTGATGCAACAGTGAATACTGGGTATCTCGGAATGATTTTAGGAAATGGTGGGGCTGGACTTGCTCTTACTACGCCAATTCTTGGACCTTCTGGATCAATAGCATGGTCGGCGGGTAATGCTCCAACAGGTGACACTATGTATTGGGTAGCAGGTAAGTCTACGTACGGCGGACTATAAAAAAAGGCCGTAGCATGAGGACTACAGCCTTTACAAAAAAAGGAAATAAAATGATGGATAGAAATCATCATATTATTCACACAAAGATTAACACCCTTAAAAAAGGATTGCAATGGAAGCACAAAAAGTCGTTAAAAAAGAAGAACCAAAAGTAAATTTAAATTATCAACGTGACAAAGATAAAGAGCCAGTAAAAGGCATATTTAGATTTCATGAAGTACCGGGGGGAGAGATGAGCTCTAGCCTAAAAATCCATAAAGGTGACCAGGTTGAAACCTATACGCTCAAAGATGGTGAAATAAAAACAGTACCACTCGGCGTTGCAAAGCATCTCAATAAGAACTG